GTGCCGCTTGCGCTGAACTGCGTCAGCGTCTGCTGCACATGGGTCGTGGCGCTTTCGTAGGCATGGGTCGTGACAAGAAGGGTGCAAACCGAATCAGCGTCAACTGAATCCAGGTCAGAAGGACCGTTCACAAGCGTCATGCCGCTCGTAATGGTGTTCAGCCTGTACCGCCCCATGACCCGGTAGTTGGTCGCGTTCAGGTCGCTGGTGGTCGCCGGGTTCACGGAGACATTCGGCAACTGGAAGTACGGAAGGCTGGTCCAGGTTCCGGTGCCATCGGTAGCCCCGGTGCCAACCTTGATGCTCCCGGTATCGGTCTCGTAGCCAACCTCGCCAGCGGCAAGGACCGGGTTTGCGCTCGTCCATTGTGATGCCGTTCCACGGCGCAACTGGATCTTCGTAGACATCAGCGGTTCTCCTCAACGAACGATGGGGGGACGCAATACCAACCTTCGGGAATCGTGACCTCGTTGTCGCTCAACTGCCAGCCGTCATCGGTCTTGGTGTAGACCTTGCCCCGCATCTGCGGTCCCGTCCGCAGGGGGCTGCTCTCGCTGACCAGGATCGTCCTTGTGCAGCCACCGATGAATGCGACCACCAGCGCGGCGCAGCAGACCAGGATCGCCAGGAGCGTCAACGCCCTGGCCCTTCCTGGGAAGGATGGCCGTAGCCCACTCAAGCAAAGACGAGAACAAGGCCCGAAGGAAGGCATACACGCATTACTCCTTCTTGTTGTCCTTGGCGAAGATCAGGCCAATGCCAGCGATGACCGCCGCAATCAGCGCCGGGAAGTCAGGCTTGGTAGCCGGGTCATTGTCGGTCAGAGCGGTCAGAGCAGCGCCCCCGGCAACCAGGATGGCAGCAATGCCCGCTCCGGTGGTCTTCCAGGACGAATTCTTCAGAAGGTCGCTCACGGCAGTTTCCTTTCAAGTTTGGCTTCGATCTTGTCAAGCCGCTGGTTAGTCATGTCCTGTTGCACAGACACCTGTACAAGCAGACGATCATGGTGAAGGTACGCAGACAAAACAGACACAAGAATGGTTACTGCAACGCCAATGATTGCCAGCCAATCTTTTGTCGAAAGACTCACCTTTGTATTCGTGTTTTCGATTGTCATGTTATGGCTTTGTGAGAATATTCAGGGCAGAAATATCAGTAAACATCTTTGAGATTTTCAAAGATCGAAGATACGAGCGAATTCCGGCCACCTGAATGTACGAATTGCTAAATACTTGAGTGGCATCAGAGCCAGTTGCTACTGTATTTCCGTTTACACTTATGGCCCATGTGTTTTGCTTTACGGAAATACCGACAACGGAAATTGAAGTTCCTTCTCCAAAAAAATCCTGTTCGTAATAACCGCCAGAAGAAGATACAATTTCATACATCGAACTGATCGCAATGGCGGATCCGGGAGATTTTTTTACTGCAACCGAAACATAATTGTCACTACCATCGTCAATTATGACAGTTGCGCTAGAAATTCTTGTTTGAGAACCGCGATTATTAAGACCAATTTCAGCAATTATGGTGACACCAACAACTGGATCTAGAGAGTCAAACTCCAAAAAGTTGTTAAAAACACCAATGTTGTGTCCGAGCCCAACAACTTCTGGATGAGAATCAGTTTCGTCCGATGCCGCGCCAACATAAAGCATCGGATACGCAAGTTCAACTTCATCATTAATTGATGTAAGTCTAACCCCTGTAACTGAAGAGCCTGATGCTGCTACAATTGTAAATCTTTTCCACGAACTGGTCAAAGAAGAAGTAATATCAACCCATGTTCCGGATGAGTTGTATGTAAGTTCTACTTTGCCAACTCCTGTTTTTCGTCTTGCCCAAATAGAAAAATTTCTTGGGCCGAGAACTCCAAGTGCGCCGCGTGATTGAAGAAGTGTTGCCAGCCCGGAAGTTGCTTTAAATGTAATTGCCGATGTAAGTCCGTCAGGGCCAATTGCATTTAGCACACCAGCGCCAGTTCCGTTTACTTGCGCCCAATTGTATGTGGAGCCTGAAGTCCCGAAAGAAATCGTGTTTCCAAGAAATTGAGTCCATGAATCATACAAACGAAGTCCAAGAGCAGATCCGTTTGCATATTCAATTTTTGCATAAAGACTAGTATCTTGTTGAAGAACACCAGCGTGATTAAAATACGCTGGCTGTTTAGCGGCAATTGGAGGTTCTCCGTACTGCTCCGATCCGGTCGAATGAGACTTTGTAAAATTTGCGGAAAACACTTCTCCGGGAATTCTATACAAATCAGACATTCTCTCTCGTCCGGATCTTCCGGAGAGTGCAGATGTCGATGATTGCATAGAAGTTCGGTTCACAGGGATGACCAGAACGCAGTTGCAGAAACTGATGCGGTACTCTTTGTAGCGACATTGAAAATAAATTCAATGTACTGGCAACCCATCGTGTCCACTACGATGAACCCTCCGCCGTTTGCAGATGCTGGCTGATACAACTTCGCATCTCCATAAGCAACAGTCATTGCTTCTGGATACAGAAAAGCGGTTGCCGCATTTAGGTTTCCGTGAACCACACCGCTTGACGCAAGCGTCAAATTGATCTTTGCAATTGCTTGCGGATACCACATTGCAGCATTGATTGCTGTATTTGCAGGAGCATCGACCTGGGCCGTGTCGTCAAAGTTCCAGCCGTAGATTCGAAGATTTGGCCCTGTGTAGGTTGTTCCAACAGCACTTGTGAATGCCGGAATAACCTTGATGTAGTTAAGTCCTTCAGAAGCAACCACAATTCTGCCGTTTGCAAGATCGCTTGTTGGAGTCTTGACGGAAGAATGCGCGACCGGAATGATGTTTGCGACAGTCGTGGGAACAGTAGCGACTGTCTTGCTGGCGCATCGCAGAGAGCGAAGTGCCGTCATGCTCTGCGACACAGTTCCCTGTAGTCCGGACAATGATTGAACAATTGACATTTGTTACCAATCCTGGAGCGGAATCCGCTTCCACTTGTTGTTTTCTACGCAAACATACAGATGCGTGTCCGAAACGCGAACTTCGCCCTGCATTCCATTTGCGGTGCTAGATGTTGGTCGCCCACCGCGAATTACGATTGATCCAACAGTTGCCGTGTTGGAGATTCTGACAGATCCCTGATTGATGATTAGTTCAGGGACACCGTTGATGCTGTGCCGCATCGGGATCTTGCTGTCGATTGCAGATTCCGTAATTGTGGTTGCATCAATATTGATGATGGCAGTTTCAACAACATCAACATCAACATTGCCACCACGGATGTCTGCCCCAGAATGGCCGTGGCTCATCAGGGCAAACGCCTTCAAGCGATCTTCGAGGTCGCTGATCTGGTCGCACGGGTGGGTATGGCTCTTGTTTGCCTTGCCTCCCACGATGTCGGTCAGGGCAGCAATGTCTTCCATGCTGTGCTGGTGAGATGCCCTAGCAGCGCCGATGGCAGACGGGCTGTAATCCCTCCAGGCCGTGTCGTACTCGCCAGTACCGCTCTTGACCAGGACCTGTCCAGCAATGCCTCCTGGGGCAACCCCAGGCCCAACAGCGCCGTCCTGACCGCTACGCCCATCCTTGCCTGGATCACCCGCCCGCCCGGCAGCGGCGATCATCGCCCACATCCCGCTGGTGTTCGGAAGAACCGATTGATTCATCCGAAGTGCAACGAACGAACTGCCCAGCCAGGTAACCACATCGCCTGGGGCGTACATCAGGGTGTCGCTGTATTGGCCTTTGTAGTTCATGGTCAGTTCGGGTTCTGGACATACCCGTAGTCAGGCCGGGTCCAGTTGACCTGGACGGGGCTGCGTGACGGGCGGATGCGGCCAAGGTCGCGCTGCAACAGCCCGTCCTTGGTACTGGAGGTGGCGAGAAGGGGGCCGTTGTCGATCTCCGACAACCGCAACGACAGCCCCTCGTCCTCGTATGCCTGGGCAAACGCCCGGCAATACGCGATGAACAGCGCATCGCAGTACTTGGGAATCGGGATCTCCCAGGAGTCTGCGGCATTTTCAGCGATGTTGACCCACCCGGCGCGATAGCGAATGGCAATCGCTTCGGAGACTGCTGCCGTTGGGGTCGGGTAGATATCAAGGCGAACCGCAGGAAGGGCAGATCCGTCTTCGGGTGGAGTCCTGGAGAAGACCGCATGGGTCACTCCAGGCCCGGTCATGGTCAGGCCAAGTTGCCGGAGTTGCTCCATGTGATCCGGGGTAACCATCTCAATCAGATACCCAAGGGATTCCAGGGAGATGATGGACAGCAACTCCTCTGCGTCAGACGGCAGGGCCAGGTAGTTCTGGTTCGCAACCAGGGACAGGTACTTGCTCGTTCGCTCCCTGAACCGCCAGGGGCGACTAAACAAGTAGTTCCCGGCCTGGTTGACGATTTCCGCCAGGCGCTGGTTGCGAGTCTGACCTGGGGCGAGGGACGGGTATCCGCCTACGGCCAGGACTGCGTGGTTCTTGGCTTCCAGGAAAGTCGGCATGGAAATCCGCTTGGGGGGTTTCCCCCCCAAGCGGTTTGATGAGTTGCGTCAGGTCAGATGGCAATCGGCTGCGGCAGGAACATCACCGGGATCAAGGAGGTTGCATCAATGGCAACACCACCAAGTGCATACGCAATCGTGGTATCCGGCGCAGTACTTCCGTCAGCATTGGTCAGAAGACCAGCGGTAGACGGGCTGATGGTCGAATCACCAGCGACAAGAGCCGATCCAAACACAATCGCGGCAGTAAGTGCCTTGACGTTGACGGACAGGATCTGCCCAAAACTTACCTGGACTTCCGTACCGTCAGCGCCACCGTAGTTGCCGATGTCGGTAACGACACCAACGAAGCAAGCAGCCACCACATCGTCCTGGGCAACTGCGTCAATCTTCACCACGCAAGCAAGCGGGTTCTTGCGAAGATCAGCGTCAGTAGTCGGAGTGGTGGTGAAGTAGGTGGAAGCACCCGTGTGTTCCCAGGAGGTCTGGACCACATCACCGATAGCGAGGGCGCTGCCGTTGCGGTTGATCATCCGGGCCGTGTGCGTGTGCGTCTGAAGGCCGTAGGGGCCAGCAGTAGGTGCAAAGATCATTGAAGTTTGTCCTTTCTTGGATCAGGGATCAGAGATCGCGGGCCAGCGGGGCAACGATGCCGTGACGCTGGCGGGAGTTGCAGAACAGGTTCCACCAGCAGTCAACCACCTGGACATAGGTGAAGGGCTGATTCGGGTGCTTCATCACCTCATGCTTGGTGAAGAAACGCCGCGAGTGGTAGATCGGGGTCAGGTAGTTGCCGTTGACCCAGTAGTACCGAGCGCCCGCATCGGTTGCTGCGGATTCCGTTTGTCCCGTGGTCGTGGAGCAGTCTCCAGAAAGAACGCCAGTTCCGGTAGTTCGCGTTGCGCCACCGGGGAAAATCGCGGCGTTGTCCAGGTTCGAGCAGTACATCAGTTCGATGCCGCTGAATGCCGGAGCGCCGTAGGCGGCATCCTGGTACGAGACCAGGGTGTCGTTGAAAGCGCGAAGGCATTGCTTGTACTGGTTGATGCCAAGACGAGAGCAGAGGATCATCTGCCGATTGAGCGCGGCCTTCTCGAAGTATTCCTGCTTCGTGCTGGGCGGGGTGAACTCGCACTTCAGGAACATCTCGTCAAACGCCGTCATCAGACCTCCGGTGGTCGCGCTGTAGCCAGTAGCCGAAGCGTCCTTCTGGAAGTCGTTGCCCGTCTTCGTGACGCGGGCAGCGTTCGCACTAGTTCCGGTACCAGCGGTGGTGGAGTTGTAGTACGAAATCTGGTTCGTCCAGCGGATCTCGCCAGTAGTCGTGCCAGCCGTGGAGTTCTGGCCCAACTGCATCACCGAGGACCAGCCGAGCGGCGCACCGCCACGGGGACCGCCCAGGGAGGCGTTGTTGAAGTCAACGACCTCCGTGATGAAGCACGGGAGCGAGTACGGCAACTTGCCGCCAGCGCCCTCCATCTCCGAGGACTGATTGAAGGGCGAGGCCCACAGGTCGTTCTCGAAGCCGTTGAGCAGCGAGGTCCACATCCGCTGCTCCTTCTGGCGCTTGAGGCGCTTGTACTGCGACTTCACATAGTCGCGGCCAGCGCCCTCTCCGGCGTTCAGTTCGACCTCATGGTCCGTCCAGGCCATGTGGTCAAGGCTGAACCGCCACGGACACTTGATCGTGTCAAGCACCTGGGCGTTGCGCCAGTTGAAGGTGTCGTTCGGGAGGTAGTGGTCGTAGGTCGCGGAGTCATCGAACATCACGACATCGCGAATCTCGTTGCCGCCCTGGACGGTTGCCTCGCTCGTCTTGTCCTTGAGAAGACGGGAGAAGGCGTAGGTGTTCTTGACGGCCTCGTTGATGACTGCATCGGCGCTGGTCAGGTAGGTGGGACCAGTAGCCGCCATGAAGTCGTTGAAGGTCTGGATAGGAGTTCCAGGCATTGTGAATTCACTTTCTGATTAGTCGCATGGCCTCATCGCGGGACTTCCCGTCCAGGATGGCATCAAGGATCGCGTCCTCCGCGTCAACGGGCGTTCGGGGCCGTTCGCTGCGCGAGACACCTCGCGCAACGGTGGGCTGACCGAACGACTTTCGCCGTTCAGCGTTGGACTTCCTCTTGCCAGCCAGGTTGGCGTAAGCCTCTTCGGCAAGGTGCATGACGGATAGGTAAGTACCGGGTTTCTCCGTCCCAAGACGATTCATCTCCGCGACCACCGCATCGCGCTCCGGGGAACCATCCCCGTACTGCGAACGGAAGTACGCATCGGCTGCATCGACCTGGGACAGCAACGATTGCTCCGCAGCGGCAGACTGCCACTTGCGAAGTTCGGCAAGTTCTGACTGCATGGCCCGAATGGGCTTCACAGCATCCTCGCCAAGCAGTTCCTGCACGGAGTGCCAGGGATCCTCCGCAGAACCGTCCGTGCTGTCAAGGGACGGTTCCGCGTCATCGCGGTCATCCTCCATGACATCATCGGCTCCGGCGGGCTCCTTCGACTTCGGTGCCTTCAACTGCTTCTCAAGATCGGCCATCTTCTTACCGTACCCATCGACATCCTTCTGGCGCTTCGCGGCCTTGTCGGCCCACGCCTGGAGGGTTGTGTCGTTGGCGGCTTCGATGACCTCATCGGGAACTCCATCTCGCTTGAGAATGGAAATTGCCCGCTCACGCTCCTTGCTCACGGTCTTCGTGGGCGATGGAGCAGCAGACTCCCTTGCGGGAATCTGCGCCTCTTCCGGCGCATCGTCATCTGCAAACAGCCTGTCCAGGACCTCATCGTCCGCATCGCGGACAGGTGCCTGGGTTTCGGTCTGCTGCGGAACTTGTTCCGTGACGATCTCTTCCTGGGTTTCGGGTTCACTCATGGTGTCCTAGTCCTTTGCGTATCCGAACTTTGCCATGACATTGCGCTCATGGCGGCGAGACATGATTACTGGCTTACCCTGTCTGTTTGTCTTGCACCCTTCGAGGTTTCGAGGAAGGGCGTTCGACACATAGGGGTACTGTGATCTGTTGGTAGCCGGATCAACCTGGAAGTCGCTGATTACGCGAGTCCATTCCCGGCCATCAACTGTGACGGTTGTGCCGATTGCGGGAGCATCCTTCATCGCGAAAACGAATTCGCAGGACTCTCCCGTGGCCTCGTCAACGAAAGCATAACTAGGCATTGTCAGGTTCCCTTGTTGCGCGAAAGAATTTGTGCCATTCCGTTGCGCTCCTGCGGAACAGCCACTTGTGGCATCTGTGCTGCATTCTGCTGCATCTGTGCGGCCTTCGGCCTGTCGATGATGTCAGCGAAGTTGGGGATGTTGAGGGCATCGCCAACCATCGACAGCACCTCGTTCCACTTGACATGAGGGGCGACCACCATCTGCTGCGAGATCGTCCCGATCAGGTTGAGCATCTCCATCGTCCGGCGCTGAAGCACGACATCGCTCACGCGCTCCATGCTCATCGCGTCAATGTCGATGTCCATGTCATCGAACAGCCCAATCATCGCCGTGGCACGGAACAGCGGCTCCGGCTCTCCCAGGGCCATGATTCCCTCCTCGCCAAGGGGGAAATTGACCTTGTAGTCGTGGAACATGAACCAGGCGACATTCCGCATGATCTCGTTCACGCACTCCTGGAACTGCCTCTTGATGTGGGCAAGACGCATCCCGGACGCACTTTCCGCAATGCTGATTTCGGTAGCGGTCGGCGTACCGGAGATGTTCCCGCGCATCGCGTCATGGATGCCCGAAACACGGTCCAGGCGGTCCTGGGCCATACCCGCGTACTGAACTTGCTGCGGAGTGATGCCGCCGATCTCAACAGGAACGATCTGGCTTGGGTCAATGCCGTCAGCAAGTACAACATACAGGTCATCCTTGTCGCGAATGTCCTGGGCCATCTTGGCATTGCGGCTGTCCACCGCAATCAGCCGCTTGTACGCACTTGCGCTGTACCGCATCGAACGAAGATGGTTGTTCACATCGTCCATCTGCGGAACCAGGGCAGTCAGCGGAGACAGCGGATACGGGTCATCCGGAACCGTGTACGCGCCGAACATCGTGTACGGGCCAGTTCGAGGACCAAAGTACGGGCGAGGCTTCCTGGCAAAGCCCGCATCGGACTTCTTTCCGTCAGCACTCTGCCCCTTCAGCATGGTGTAGATCGTGCCGTTCAGCACCCGGAGATTGAGCATCCCGTCCATCTCCTGGGCATCCTCATGCTCTTCGAGCGTTTCCGG